TAACAATTGCTTCAACAGGTATAGTTACAACAGACAAACCTAAAGATGTCGTTCACAAAGGCATTGCAAAAAGAGCATTCAATAGAAAGTTCACACTTGCAGAGGATGTCATTGTAAAAGACGCTTCATTAAAAGATGGTCTTTTGAGAGTGGAACTTGAAAGAGTTGTACCTGAAGAAATGAAACCTAAAGTAATCAAAATTAAGTAAACACTAAGTATCAACCAGCATTGACATTTCGTGCTGGTTGATATATAATTAACACATTATATAATTAACAAGTGAGAATATATTATGCAAATATCAAGTGATACAATTAATGTCTTAAAAAACTTTTCCGACATTAATCAAAACATACTAGTTAAAAGTGGTAAAACTTTAACTACAATATCAACAATGAAAAATATATTAGCAGAGGCAGAGATATCTGATGACATGCCACAAGAATTTGCTATATATGATTTACCAGAGTTTTTGAGAACAATTGATATGTTTTCAAAACCATCTTTAAACTTTGATGGTGAATCACATGTAGAAGTCGTTGAAGGCAAACAGAAAGTCAAATACTTTTTTGCTGATAAATCAGTCATTGTTGCACCAACAAAATCAATAACTATGCCAGACACTTTTGTATCTTTTACATTTACAAAAGATATGTTTGAAAAAGTTATGAAAGGTATTAACACATTAGGTCTACCTGATGTTGCAGTTGTAGGTGATGGCACATCAATTAAAATGATTGCTACTGATAAGAAGAACAAATCTTCTAACACTTATTCTGTGGACATTTGTGAATCTGATAAAGTGTTTACCGGATACTTCAAGGCAGAAAATTTTAAAATGATTACTGATGATTATGATGTTGCAATATCATCACAGAAAATCAGTCATTTTGTGAATCGTACTAGACCAGTTAAATACTGGATTGCACTAGAACCAGATTCAACATTTTAATTTTAACTAAATTGAGGTTTATATTATGTCAGACTTTTTATGGGTCGAGAAGTATCGACCTAAGAAGATTAAGGATTGTATCTTACCAGAAGATACGAAGAAAACTTTTAGTGAGTTTTTAAAACAAGGCGAAATACCTAATCTATTATTATCAGGCACAGCAGGTACAGGTAAGACTACAGTTGCTCGTGCATTGTGTGAAGAATTAGGTTGTGATTACATAATCATTAATGGTTCAGATGAAGGCCGTCAGATTGATACACTAAGAACAAAGATTAAAAACTTTGCAAGTACTGTATCTCTAACTGAAGACGCTAATCATAAAGTAGTAATCATAGATGAGGCAGATTATACAAATGCCGATTCAGTTCAACCTGCTTTAAGAAACTTCTTAGAAACATTTCATGCAAATTGTAGATTTATATTTACATGTAATTACAAAGCAAAACTTATCGAACCACTTCATAGTAGATGTACTGTTGTAGACTTTAGAATCGTAAATGGTCAAAGAGTAAAAACAGCAACAGCATTTATGGATAGATGTTCTAAAATATTAGAAGATGAAGAAGTGCCTTTTGATAAGAAAATACTTGCAGAATTAATTCAAAAACATTATCCTGATTTTAGAAGGACAATAAATGAATTACAAAGATATTCTGTAAGAGGTAAAATAGATAGTGGTATATTGTTCTCTATGTCTGAAGTCAGTCATAAAGAATTGATATCATCACTAAAAGAAAAAAGATTTAACGATATGAGAAAGTGGGTCGTACAAAATCTAGATAAAGAACCAGCGTTCTTGTTTAGAAGTATCTATGATGTGCTTTATAAATCGTTGTCGCCAAACTCTATACCACAAGCAATATTAATAATCGCAGGTTATCAATACAAGGCAGCCTTTGTCGCTGACCAAGAGATTAATATGGTCGCTTGTCTAACAGAGATTATGGCAGGATGTAAGTTTAAATAATGTATGAGTTAAAAGATTATTTAAACGCTATCAATTTCTCTAAAGAAAAACTATTAGATACTGATGATACAGAGTGGACAAAGAAATATCCACCCTTTGTTATCAATAAATGTTTGTCTATGTTTTATGATTGTATTGCACAGGCAAATGAGATGAATGGTTACCACTTCTTAGATAAAGATGTTCAATTTAATTTTTTCATAAATAGTATAAGGAAAAAGAAACGATTTGGTGGTAAGTGGCTAAAACAAAATGTTTTAAAAGACATAGAGTATGTCAAAGAATATTATGATTATAGCAACGAAAAGGCAAGAGAGGCCTTATCAATACTAACTAAAGAGCAGATTGAATTAATTAAATTATCTATTGACAAGGGTGGGAGAAAGAGAAAATGAATGATGAGATAGAATGGAATCCAGATAACATGCTCGAAGTAACAATAAAACAACCTGATGATTTTCTAAAAGTTAGAGAGACACTAACTAGAATAGGTGTTGCAAGTCGCAAAGACAAAACACTATATCAGTCATGTCATATTTTACATAAACAAGGTAAATATTATATTGTACATTTCAAAGAGTTATTTGCATTAGATGGCAAGACAGCAACATTATCAGAGAATGATATACAAAGAAGAAATACAATTGCGATATTGCTACAAGATTGGAACTTAATTGATATAACTAAAAAAGAGGAATCTGAAAACAAGGCACCTCTAAGTCAGATAAAGGTTTTACCTTTCAAAGAAAAGAACGAGTGGACACTATCGGCAAAATATAACATAGGCAAAAAAGTAGAAGATGAAAGTACCTAGTTTTAACGAATTTTTATCAGAATCTAGCCATGAAAAATACAAAATTGTAGTTCTAACTAGAAAACCTGAGAATGATGAAAATACAAAAGTATTTAAAACATCAC